TCCAGAAGACAAAAAAGCAACAAAGCTTTTTGAAAAATGTAATTTATGGTTATCCATAATTACAAATCCTGCAATCCGCTTAGGTTCCACAAACGTTTAACGCTAACCCCCAAACCCCTAACATGATCCCTCAAGATATCATCCAAAACGTAATTGAACAAACTAAAATTGAATCCATTATTGGCCAAAGTGTAAAGCTTTACCGTAAAGGGTCAAACTTCACTGGGCTTTGCCCCTTTCATCAAGAGAAAACCCCAAGCTTTATGGTTTCTCCTTCGAAAAATATTTTTAAATGCTTTGGGTGTGGGGAAGGTGGTGATGCTGCTAAATTCCTTATGAGACAGAATGGAATATCTTTTCCTGAAGCCATTAAAATAATGGCCGAAAAGCTAAACATCAGCATTGAGGAAAAAGAACCTGATCCGGAACAAAAGAAAAAAGCTCAATTTAGAGAGCAACTCATTAATTTTAATGAGTTTGCTCTTAAATTCTATAAAGAAAACCTACAGGGTGATTCTTTAGAATATGCCAAAACCCGTATCGCGGAGGAAAGTATTTCGGAGTGGGAAATTGGGTTTGCCCCTTCCGGCTATGGCTTGCTGGCCAATGCAGCTAAAAAAGCTGGTTATCTTGAAGAATTCCTGCTTCAAACAGGTCTTATAAGACAAAGTGATAAGACCTTTCAGCTCTATGACTTCTTTCAAGACCGTCTTATCTTTCCCATCCGTGATGGTCAAGGCCGGCTGATAAGTTTTACAGGGCGCATTCTGCCATCTGCTGATAAAAAGCAAGCCAAATACATTAACCTACCTGATACACTCCTTTATAATAAAAGCAAAGTTCTTTATGGGCTCCATATAGCACAAAGGAATATCATAGAAAACAATGGCGCCATATTGGTTGAAGGAAATACGGATGTTATCAAAATGCATGAAATGGAGTTTCTTAACTCCATTGCACCCGGAGGAACAGCCTTAACATCTGAACAGCTTTCTATCCTTAAAAGATACACGAAGTATCTTACCATGCTTTATGATGGTGATAAAGCAGGACAAAAAGCAGCCATTAAAAACAGTAAGTTAGCGATTGAAGCCGGCTTTTTTGTTTCAATTATAATACTTGAAAATGAAAAAGATCCTGGAAATGCTTGGGAAAATAAAGATGATGCACACGCTTTTATCAATGAAAACAAAGCTGATTTCATTACATGGTATGCCAACAATCTTTACAGTTTAGCAGGTGAGGATCCTGGCTTAAAAAATGAAGCCATCAAGGAACTGTCTGAACTGCTTCTCTTCTTTGATGCTCAAACAAGAGAAGTATATATTGATCAGATTACAGGTCGTGGAAAAGTAAAAGTCAAACTCATAAGGGACCGTATTAAAGATCTTGAAAAACAGAACAACCCTGTACCTTCTGAAAGTGAAGATCATTCACTACCTCCCGGAGTAGATGCAGCTGACTTCGATAAATGGGGCTTCTATGAGTACAAAAATGAGTATTATTTCAGAAGTAAATCTGGCCATGAGAAAATATCCAACTTCATCATGAAACCCATTTTCCATATCGATAGCATCTTTGAAAGTAAACGCATCTATGAATTGGAAAATACAAAAGGATACCGTGTTGTCATTGACTTCGATATGCAGGAAATGACCAGCTTGCAAGCTTTTCAAAGAAACGTTGAAGGAAAAGGCAATTACCTTTTCCTTGGTCAACCTGGTCAATTCAACAGACTGAAACTAAAACTTTATGACCAGACCAAAACCTGTCGTGAAGTTCGTTTTCTTGGCTGGCAAAAGGAAGGATTTTGGGCCTGGTCTAATGGTATGATAACACCTGAAGGTGAATTTGTGGAAATTGATGAATATGGTATCGTGGAGTTTGAAAACTACCATTATTTTATTCCTGCTTACTCACTTATCTATATCAATGATAAATCGATCTTCATTGATGAACGAAAGTTTATGTATTTAAAACGAGATATTTCCATGACCGATTGGGTCAATCAGTTTTCTAAAGTATTTGCAAACAATGCCATTCTCGGTATTTGTTATTGGGTAGCTTCAACTTTCAGGGATATCCTGCTGCATACTTTTAAAAACTTTCCGCTGTTGAACTTGTTCGGACCTAAAGGCACCGGTAAGTCCCAAATGGCTATGTCCCTAAGCTGTTTGTATGGTAAACAACAAACTCCTTTCAATATCCATAATGGTACTAAAGCAGGTCTGGCAGCACATCTTGAACAGTTTTCAAATGCTTTTGCATGGGTTGATGAATATAAGAATAGTATTGATTATGAAAAGATTGAAAACCTAAAGTCCATCTATGATGCCATAGGGCGAAGCAGAATGAATATGGACAAGGGCAAAAAGAAAGAGACTACCAATGTAAACAGTGCTGTCATTCTTTCCGGTCAGGAAATGCCAACAGCTGACATAGCCTTGTTTTCCAGGGTTATCTTTTTAAGGTTTAACAAATCTGCATTTAGTGACCAAGAGAAAAAAGATTATGACACCCTTAAAAACCTTGAAAATGACGGCCTATCTCACCTTACTACGGAACTTCTTAAATACCGTCAATTCTTTTCCAAAGAATTTTACTCCATCTATCAAGATACTATAGGCGATTTCAATGAGTTGCTAAGCTCAAATGATGCCGAAGATAGAATTGTCCGATCCATGGCTTCCATTGTCAGCGCTTGGAGAACAATTGCCAGAAAAATTGACTTCCCTTTCGATTATAATAAAGTAAAAGATGTTGCTATTGAGGCGATTAAATTTCAAAATGACCAGATCAGCAGTTCTGCAGAACTTGGCCAGTTTTGGGCAATCCTCGAATCTATGTTTGATGATAATATCCTTATTGAAGATTGGCATTTTAAAATTGAATTCCTTGGTTCTCTCGTTACCACTCATGACACAAAGGAATTTTCTCCTGGTAAAAACATTTTGAAATTTAAGTACAATTCTATTTATGGTCTTTATGCCCAAACAGCCCGCAAACAAGGACTCAAACCCATGCCTTCTGATACGCTTCTCTATTATCTTAAAAACCATAATTATTTCATAGGTTCCCAAAGTTCCTGCACATTTAAAATAACCTGGCGTGATCAGGCCAGTAGCGAAATCAAAAGAAAACGTCAGAATACTTCTGCCTTATGTTTTGATTATGAAAAATTGAAAATTAATCTGTCCAGGATTACGGAAGAAATAGATACAGCTCTTCTAAATTCTGATTATGATGAACAACCATCTCAAGCTATTCCTGTTCCAAAACAAACTCAATTGAAACTAGAAAAAGAAGTGGCCGGAAGTGATGATTTGCCTTTTTAAACCTCTTTTTTTTAATCTGCAATTAAAAAACCTAACTAAATAATTTGCTTTTTTATGTTCCCATTAATTACTATTTATCCCAAACGCCAATTTTATTCCCTCAAATGGAATATTTTAGCTTTTTTTTGTCATTTTGTGCAAATTTTTCAACTTTCTATCGAGAGAGCGATTTTAGCGACCTACACGACCTACACTACCTACACTTCTAATATACAATATCTTAACTTAAATAAATATGTAGGTAGTGTAGGTCGTTGTAGGAAGTGTAGGTCGGTGTAGGTCGTGTAGGTTTGTGTTTTTTGCCCTAACTCTCACTGGCTCTGTGCTGTAGGTAGTGTAGGTCGTGTAGGTCGCGTTTTTGGTGTTTGGGATGAACGAAAAAAAAATTTGCAACATGAATATTGATAGTAAAACAGCTGATAAAATCATCACTTATTTTAAGAATTTTGATAAAACCTATCAATTCATTTCTCCTGAAAAAGCAGAGTTGGTGAAACAAGTTTGGGACTTGCTTCATCAATTTGACCCTGATCATGAGTATACCTTTAACGATGATTTTACTTGTATTCGTAAAACGAAAAAACTAAAATAATCTTAAATCATGCTTTTTAAAAAAATAGTAGAGCTCTTTAAGCCTAAATGTAAATTCTGCTCCGGCTATGGATGGGTTTGGGAAAAGGTTTATCACAACCAAATTATTAAATCGAAATGCCCTCACTGCATTAAAATTAAACCAAAACAGTAATACTTTAACCTCCATAACGGGATTTTGCTTTCCGAAGGGCAGGCAATCGAAGCACTAAACTTTCACTAAACAACAATTTTTAATATGGAAAACCAATCATCAATAAACCACGAAACCCCGCCTTTTGGCAAGCAAATGTTATCTTTTGTGCCTTCTTTCGGCATTCAAGTATTAGTAAATAATATGGCTTGCATAAGCAAAGAATGGAAGCAATATCGCTTTCCTAAAAGTAAAAAGAAGCGGATTAGAAAAAAGTGGTCAAAACGAAATGTAAACTTTAGAATGCAGGAAGTTCATAAGGTCATAATGTTTAAGGCTGAAAACAAGATGTATGTAAGCCAAAATACTTTTGATAAGTTGAAGGAGCTTCCACAGGCATAGAAGATAATGGATTGCAGCTACCCGTAAGCGGAGATTTTAACCACAAAATTTAATACGATGAACGAAATTTCAAATAAACAAAAAATTGTCAACGAAGCACAAGGCCCCCGCTTGAGGGTAGGTGATGTTGGCAGTAGTGTTTCTGATGTTGTTCATTTTTTTGTCATAAAAGTTTACGACAAAAGAGGTGGGCTTGGAAGCTTAATTGAATTTTTAAAATGGGAAAATTTAACATTTGATTTAAGACAAAAGTATGATTGGTATTTCCGCTATAGAGCTGCACTTTTACAGGTTAAATATCCAAAATACATTGTAGATGTAGCTTGGGGCAATGAGCCTGCAACAGGCAAAACACTTGAAGAAATTCGTCAAGATAAAATCAGAGCAAAGAAATCTAAGATAACCCAGTACAAAAACAAATTAAAAAAAGCAGAATTGAGTTGGTCAAGTCTTTTTCCTATTGAGGATGATTTTGACTATATAAAAGCAGTTGAAAAGATTAATCGTCTCGAATTTGAGTTGCATTCTCTTTAACATTACTGCCAACGGAATGCAAATAAATACAGTACGATTATGAAAGAACAAATCAGAGAAATATTATGGAATTTTGTTGCAGGAGAAGTAACTGATTCCGAAGCAGTATTTGCTGTTAGTGGTTCGGTTTGCCAATGTAAGGTTAACCGAATGATTGTAAGGCACGAAGATAAGGATTGGTGTAACAGTTGCGGTAAGCTTGTCAAGGCAAACTGACCACTAACGTTTTGCAGTTATATTTAGTGCCGATTTTGAAAAACAAATCTTAATAAACATATAAAATGAAAAACGAAGAACAAAACTCAATTACACCACAGAACTCGGCATTGAATATAGCTGATGTTAGTGGCAGTTATATTGATACGACCATTCCTTATGACAGATATAATGATCGAAAACACCAAATATGTTTATCACCAAGACATATAAATGAAAAATCAGTATATGGACAAAGGAATGGAATTTTAGGATGGTGGAATAATTGCCACTAACGAGTGTATATACGAAATACACTCAATAACCTGTGAATCATAAGTTTGTTTTCTGTGATTTACATAAATAGATATACGCAACTATTTCAGCTTACAGCAAAGCATCTAACCAAAAACAGTTTTAAACCTTACCATGAAGCAAAAGGGTAGGCTATTCGTAAACTCAAACCTCCTTTTGAAATATCTTCCGGTACCTTGGAATCTTAAATATTATTTACTTGGGGGATTATTGACCATTCTTTATTGGTCAACACCAGGCTTTTTACTGCTATCTTTTTCAAAGGATATTCGCTTCAATCCTTATCCCTTTAACTTCATCATAGATAGCCGTCACTTCGCTCCGGTTAAGGGTCGGTTATTCGTAAACTCAAACCTCCTTAATGGCTGGCCGTCACTTCGCTCCGTTTAAGGGTCGGTTATTCAATAATTCCGATCTCCAAAGAAAAGACCGGCTCAGCACTTTTTCAACCTATTCGTATGTCTCATAATGGTTTCAATTACGCTGTCTTCGCCTTGATTGTTTACTTATTGGGGGCTATCGCTGGAACCCCAATAGCTGCACAATCATCTAAATGCTGTTAAAAAACCCTTATTTGTTTAGTAATTTGTTTACATTTGTAAGCAAATAACTTAACAATGGTTTCAATCTCAATTCCAACGCATTCCTATCTTAAGAAATTTGCCCTTCATAGGGCTAATGCTACCACCGGAATTATTAAGATTTCATCTACGACCAGCTGGGGTATCACACTTTTGAAAATACTTCAAAAACGTGCTACCTGGGAAGGTAAGCTCAAACTGAATTATCAAGATGAAATTATCTTTCATCTTTCAGAATTCCATTATACCAGGGAAGGTTTCTTTTTGAGTAAACAAAATATTCAATTCTTCAACCAAAGTATAAAGGATCAATTTGAAGAATCCATGTTTGACTTTGTTACCATCAGTATTACCGGAACTGTAAAGACCAATATTGAGGAACAAATTCAAACTTATTTACACTTTTTAGATATAACTGAGAGCGAAAGATCTCTTGAAAGCCTTATTAAAGCATACCAGCGTTGGAGAAAATCTCGTAACTATATGCTGCTCAAACTGTAATAATTCTTTGTTATTTTTGTCCTTTTTTCCTTCGCTCTTATATTGCTGTTATCCTGCCTTTTAATGCTTCTTACTGATATTTCTGTCCCCTTACCCTTTTTTTTTATTCTTTTACCATTTGATACACAACATCATCTCGATTTAATCATTCTACTATTTTTACCTTATTTGCTTTCTGGTTTTACTGTTTTACTTTTAACAAATATATCGGCTTAGTCCTTCTTTAATGGTATCCCATTATCTTATATTTGCTCCATGAAAGATTTTCCAGATTCTGTAATTGATAATATGGGAGGCATTTCTGCCTTTCAATTTTGCGAATACTTCCAAATGCCGGATTTCGTAAAACCTCTTTCTAATATTATTACCGAAGAAATAAATATTACCGGCTCCTGGGCAATTGGTAAATCTGATCAGAACCTCAAATTATCAATTGACTTATTAAATGATGATCAGGGCTCTCCTTGTGATGTGATCCTTGAAGGTACACGGGCTGTTAGTGCTGAACTAATTGCACTCTTTGCCTCTTTGATGCAAAAACGATTCATAGTTCAGGCTACTGATTCTGATTATATTACTTACCTTTTAGGTAATTCTAAAGAACATCTTGCTTTTTCTTACTCCATCCATACCAATACTGTTAATGGCGCCAAAACTGCTTCCTATAAATTCTTTGGTCAACTTAGCTCTCAACCTCCTCTCATTTCTGTTCCCGCTTCTTCTCAATCAAGTATTAGTCAAATTAGCACCAGTCAGCCCTCTGAGATGATATAGTATATTTTGTAGTCCTTTCTTAATATATCTTACTGCTATAACATTGTAGCATGAATTACACCCTCATGCGTTTGTTGTCTTCCGGCTCCTGGAGTGTTGATATTAATACCGTTTTAGAATATCAAGGTATCATGCGCTCCATCTTAAAAGGTGCCGACTTTTCTCTTGAAAAGATCGACTACCCTAAATCGTACCTTTTTGAAATGAATGGGCCAAGTACAGCATCACCCAATAACTCCATCGACACGCAACAAAATAAATTTGTTGCTGTTCACTCCGTCATAGGGCTCATGCTTAAATACGATGCCCCATGTGGACCTGTTGGAACTAAATCAATTGCTGAAAGCATCAGGGAATTCGATGCCAACCCTCAAGTTGCAGCCCATGTAGTTGTGTTTGATTCCGGTGGTGGTCAATCAATATCGATCAAACCCTTGCAGGAAGCATTCAAGGCTGTCAAAAAACCTGTTATTGCTTATGCTGACGATTATATGGCCAGTGCTGCTTATGCAGCTGCTTGCCATGCTGATGAAATTCACGCAAGCAACAATGCCATGATTGGCAGTATTGGCGTCTTTATCAATATTGCCGGCTATCCTAAAGAACACACAGAAGAAGATGGCTTTGTAAACATACGAATCTATGCTGATACTTCTCCTGATAAAAACCTTGAATGGGAAAATGCGCTCTCCGGAGATTTCGAATTACTTAAAAGTAATATTCTCAATCCCCTTGATAAAGAATTTATGGATGATGTGCTGGCCAAAAGACCGAATGCTACTGAAAAACAACTGAGAGGTGGCGTTTTCCAAGCCAATAAAATTGTTGGCTCCCTCATTGATACCATTTCCACATTTGAAGATACTGTGCAGTATGCCTATAATAAAGGATTAAGCTCACAAAATAAATCTAATTCTAAAAATACCATGAAAAAAACGTATGCTTTAATTGGTGCATATGCCAATATTCCTGAAGGAATCGAAACAATTCTTGAAGATGGACTTCATTTAACTGCTGAACTCGCAGACCTGGTTGAAGCCAAAATAAAAGAAACCCAACAACTACTCGACACCCTGCAGGGCCAGCTTAGCGAACTTGAAGAGGGCGAAACGGTGCAAAGCCTCAAAGCCTCAATCCAAAGCCTCACCACGGAACGCGATGAGGCCCTTGCCAATGCACAAAATACGGTTGCAACAGAAACGCAGGCCTTTAAGGACCAGATTGCTTCGCTGCAAACTGATCTTCAACAAGCCAATGCTGTTATTACCGAGCGCGACAACACCATTGCCATTCTGGAAAAATCACCTGATGCTGAAATCACGGGAGCTACTAAAGAAGGAGAAGATGATGAAGGTCATGATCCGATCAAAACCGATACCGAAGCTGCTCACTATTACAGGCTAAGTAAACTTCGTACCAAATCAAAATAAATTAACATGCCTGTAAGGCATAATTCATCAAATACATAACCTTAAATAATCATCAATATGTCTGAACAAAAAAATGCAGTAGATTTCAGTGCCTTACAGCAATACACTGAAAAATTCAAAGATGAACTGATCAAAATTGCAGTCACTGAAAATGAAATCTTCCAAAAACTCGATGTGATTACCGGTGTCAAAGACAAATACACCGTAAACCAATTGAGATTCCAACGTTTGCTTCGTCCTTATGTGCGCGACTGGGATCCCGCCAAAGGAAAAGCCAACATCAAACCCCGTACAGGGCGTGTAGAACTTGGCGAAGTAATGCTTGAAGAGGAACCCCTGTCTTACAGGAAATCCTACCTGGGAAAAGTTCTGAAAGAAGGCATCAATCCTGACGATCATCCGTTTGAAAAGGAATTCACAGAAGGTATCGCCGAACAGGTAGCTTCTGATTTCAACGATGTAACCGCTTTCTTTGGTGTTCATAACAGTGCAGGTTCTGGTCCGGAAGATGTGAATGACGGAATCTTTACCATCATTGATGAAGAAGTCTCCGAAGGAAACATCAGCGAAGCAAAGAAGAACCTCATCACCACCGGCGACATTACTTCTGCCAATGCGGTTGACAAACTTAAAGCGTTCTACCGGACCGCTTGTAGAAACAATCCTGCGCTGAGAAACAAAGAAATCGTTTTGTTTCTTTCTCATGATGTAATGGATGCATACAACGACCATTACCAGTTCAAAAATAATGCCCTGCCATATAACCAGGAATTCGAGAAAACTTTCCTGGAAGGTTCCGGAAAAAAATGTATCCTCGAGCCTTTAACAGGTATGGCCAATTCCAAAAGAATCATTCTTACTCCACGTTGGAATATGAGTGTTCTGACTGACCTTGAGAGTGATGCCGAAGATGTGAAAATCACCAAAGGAATCAATCCTAAAGTTATTGGTTTCTGGCTGGCCGCAAATTACGGTGTTCAAATATGGGTGCTTGAAGAAATCTTCTTCACAAACGAAGCTTCTGTCGATGACAGTGAAAGCATTTCTGAAAGCGTTTCTGAAAGCGTTTCTGAAAGTGCCTCTTCAAGTGGATCCGTGAGCTGATCTTAAAAAAAAAATACCACGGGCTAATGCCTTGATTTACTAATTTCTAAAACAAGAAAATAACATGAGAAATAATTTGAAATTTATAACCAGAGGAATCCTCTTCGTAATCACAATGCTTGTGATGATCGGATTAGGTGCAGAGATGACAGGAGCTGTTGCATTTGCAATGGCTCCTACGTTTGGTGATCTTGATTTTGATGATGGTGAAGACAACCAGGCGGGCACTCAGTTGCTTGCCTATTATGCGCTCGCATCTGATGTAACACAACTACCTTCTTATTCTGAATCTGAATCAATAATGGATGATTTAGGCCAAATTGTCGGAAGTTTTACTATGAAAAATAATGCAGTCTTTAAGCCGCTTTATGCCTCTCCTGCTTCTGGTAAAATTGATGATAATACCATTGAAGGTGCAGATCAAAATGGTACTGAATCCACCTATGAATTCATTTATCCAAAAATGAGCCCCAAAGCAATTGGCTTTAGCCGCATGGCACGCACATCTAAGTTTATCGTGGTTGTTCTCGATAACAATGGACAAAAAAGGGTTCTCGGTTCAAAAAAAGGATTGCCTGCAACTTTGGCTTCGGTCACTGGTACAACTGATGTTACTTCTGGTGGTGCACCAGGTCAAACATTTCAGTTTAAATCGTTCCAGAATGGTCCCGCTCCCGTATTCACCGGATCAATACCGTTGGATGACAGCGAATCTGTGTAATCAATCTAAGAAATACCCAATTTTCACAATGCTAAAAGGCAGGTGCAATTGCACTTGCCTTTTTTTTGTCCTTTCCTTAATTACAGGGCTGCACTATACTTGCCTTATGATTTATATTCGTTCCCCTTATTCATTCGAAAAGAATTTAGGAGCTGCCTATAATAAAGAAATGGAGCTCCTTCCCAATGATGATGATTGGGCTATTCTTATGGATACGGATACCCTCTTTCTTGATGTAGAACAGCCGCGCTTATTTCAAAAAGCAATTGAAGCTAATCCAAATGCCGGTATTTATACCTGCTATGCAAGTAGAACCGGCATGCGTAAACAACAATTCGAAAACAATAAATATACCCTTTCCGCTGATCTTAAATTGCATCGCCAGATTGCTATTGATCAACTCAAAAAACCATTTTCTGTAATTCCGATAAAGGGTGAAATTGCCGGCTATTGCTTTGCAATTAAAAAGTCCACCTGGAAATCTGTAGGGCGCTTTTCTGAAAAAGGAATCCTTTCTGTTGATACCGACTTTTCGAAAAGACTAATTCAAAATAATTTACAAATATTTCTTATTGAAAACATCTATATCCTTCACTATTACCGATTGCTTGAAGGGTATCAAAACAAATCACACTTGCTATGAAATATGATCTTGTAATTCCACTCGCTTCGCAAGGCTCAGCCTGGTCAAACAATAACGAACTTCGTTATTGCCTTCGCTCTTTTGAAGCTAACTTTCCAATTGGTGATGTTTTTATCGTCAGTGATCAGCTTCCTGATTGGATAACCAATGTTCAACTTATCAAAATGAAGGATTCATTTGCTCATAATAAAGATGCAAATATCATCCGCAAAATTCTTGCCGCTTCGCTTGAATTGCCAGGAAATACATTCTATTGGTCATGCGATGATCATGTTGTACTTCGTAAACCTGTCAAAAAAGAATTGGTTCCCTTGTATTCAAGTGATATATCCAATTACCCTTCTACTTTTTTTAAAGGAAAATGGAGGGGTGCACTCAAAAATACCAGGGACTTTCTAGATAGCAACAAATTTCCTACGCTCAATTATGATATCCATACGCCTCAACCTGTCAATGCAGATGAATTTATTCACCTTTTAAAGGATTTTCCTTTAAAAGAACACTTCCGCTTTACAATCAATTCACTGTATCATAATATGGCAGCATGGACCAAAACATCCCATATTGGCATGCTTAAAGCTACCATTGAAAACCCCATCAGTGATTATTCTGATATAAAACGTGCCATCAAAAACAGACTGTACCTTGGCTATAACAACAATGGCCTTACACCTGAACTTCGTAAAATTATTATCGAACTTTTCCCTGCAAAATCCGCTTTTGAATTATGAAATCTGACAAAAGACTTGACATCATTAACTGGTTGACAAACCCTAAAAGAACTGCATCTGAAGGTATAGACCTTTATAAGAAGTACGGCCGGCCTGATAACATTCTCAGAAATCTCGCCAGGACTACCAATGTCAAATACATCATTGATGTACTTGATAATGAACTCAAACGCCTTGCTGGTATTGACCCATTGGCTTCTTTGAAGCCTGTGGTTCAAAAAGTAAATCAACCGGCTTCTAAAAAATCTGCTTCTAAAGCCCCTTTCAGGGCTCACGAAACTGATTCCACTACAGGTCATAAATATACTGACCCATTTCAGAAAGCTAAAAAGCTTCCTGTTCAACTGGTTCCTGTCTATGACAAAAAGAAACAATTGTATATTGAAGTTAAACAACTTCAATCTCACTTAGTTGCTATTGGTGATGCCAATACCAAACTCAAATCTACTTCCAAAACATTCAAAGAGAATCTTTTGAAAAGAAAACAATTGGCTAAATCTATCCTTGATCATTGGACTGAAATTGACAACTGCTGGAAACAGATTCACCACTTTGCGGAAACAAATTCAATGCTTGAATTTATTCCGCCTGCTAAACAAAAACCGGCTATCAAAACGGATACAACAGACCCAATGAAATTGGATAAAAGGTACTCTACTGTTCGTACCTATATCTCCAAATATAGAAAAGATATTGCCAAAAATCGTGATCTGCTTGTGACTTACACAACTGAATTAAACCAAATTGCCGATTTGTTGAATTCAAAACTTGGGGAATTCTCTTATAAAAAATACAACTTTGAAACCTTTGATGCTTCATAAAAACCTGAACGAATCATCTGATTTGTTGCTTCATTTTTATTCCAAAGAGCAAGCTGAATATCTTGCTGCTTTCGATAAAAAAGAATCCGGCAAGCTTATTGCTAAGCTTGCTAATGGTTCTGCCTTGCATATGATCGGCGTGAATTTCAATATGCATGAAGCCCTTGTTGATGTACTTAAAATGACTGGCCCTGCAGCTGTTGATATTCTTACTTACAGCATGACTGATTATCCTATGAGAATAATCAGTTCATTGGCCGAAAACAAAACCATTACTGATCTCAGATTGATTCTCGATTTTACTGTATCACGTACACCAGCGCTTGACCAATTTGTTAAAAGTTTTTGCCCTGACATCAAATATACTTCAAGCCATGCTAAAATTCTCCTGGTAAAAAATGATGCATGGAGTATCACCCTGTTGGGCTCTGCTAACTTTACCCGTAACAATCGTTTCGAAAACTATATCGTTTTCTCTGATATTGATACGTTCAATTCTTATCTGAAAATTTACAATACAATCTATGAACATTCCAACGCCTGATCAACTTGAAATGCTTGAAAGATGTGGTGCAGCCCTGACGAAGCCCAAAGAAACTTCGCGCTTGGTTGGCATCTCTCTTGATGTTCTTTCCAGGGCTCTGCTGAATCCTGATGATCTGATCTATCAAGCTTACTTTAAAGGATTGGAAAATACAAGACTTGAACTTCGTGAAAGAATTATCGCTATCGCTAAGACCGGTTCAAGCCCTGCCCAAACACTTACTGTAAGCCTTATGCAAGATTTAATATCTGAACTCGATGACTGATTTAATTGCCAAAATAAAACGAACGGCTGTCTCTCCCATTGTAGGGCGCGAGACAGAAAACGTTGAGAAAATTATCGAGTACCTAACATTGGGTGCTGATTCTGTTAAGCTTACTGATAAAGAAAAAGAAAAGCTTTCCCGCTATTTCTTTGCTTATGATCTGCTTATTCAAAAGAAAAGCAGACATGAAGCTGCAAATAGATTGGAGGCTAAATTCGGTATCAGTAAATCACAGGCTTACCGCGATATTTTCAACGCCCAATATGTTGTGTCCAGCTCCATAAGTATTGATGCTAAATTCTATGAAGCTTTCCTGTTGGATGCCATCATTGAAACTATTCGTCTGGCTGCTAATAAAGGTGATCTGCGTGCTAAAGCCCAGGCTGAAAGAAATCTTGCTATTGTTTTGGGTTATCCCAAAAATGATAGCAACCAAATCAAACCTGAAATGCTCTCTCAAAATATCCTGGTTATCAATTCTGATCCTAAAACCATCGGCCTTGAAAAAATTCCCAACGTGGAGCAAAAGGTTAAAAAACTCATGGATAAGTGGAATAAGAAACAAACCTTAGATATTTCTGAACCTAATGAATAGTGTTGATCTTCCACGTAAAGAACTTTATCTGAACAAGCCTCAACAACTTGTTTATCTCGTTGGTGCTCATGTAACAATCTGCATCTGGGGAAGGGGAACAGGGAAATCTGAAGGGGTGATCGCTCCCTGGCTCATAAACAACCTGTTTAAAATGCCGCGATCTAAAGGAATTATTATTGGTCCTACTTATCAGCATATTCTATCGAATACGCTTCCGCAAGTTCTTGAAATGTGGGAACGCATGGGGTATTACAGAGATGTTCACTACGTCATAGGGCGCAAACCCCCTCCATCTTGGGATTGGAATATTCCTTATGCTGCTCCTCTGAATCCAAAACATACCATATTTTGGTTCAATGGTTCTTGCCAAGTATTGGTCAGTCAGGATAGAAGACATAACAGTGCTGGCCCAAGTGTTGATTATATTGTTGGAGATGAATGCAAACACCTATCATTTGAAAAGTTACAGGAAACCTTTCAAACAAATCGCGGCAACAGGCAATACTTTGGACATCTTAGCTGTCACCATTCATTGCTTTTCTGTACTGATATGCCTACCAGTCCAACTGCCAACTGGATTTTCGATTACGAAAATCTGGTTGATCAGGAAGCAATTGACCTGGTTCTTGCCGTTCAATACGAAATAATACTGCTTCACAGAAAGTTTGAAAAAGAAAAGTACAAGACCAACAGAGATAAAATTCTACTGGAAATATCCAAGTATGAAAACGTTTTGAATTACATCAGAAAAGGTGGTGAATCTGGTACCGGTCTTGTTTACTTTAGTGAATTTTCGACGCTTGATAATGTGGAAGTGGTGGGTATCAACTTCATCAAAGAACAAAAAAGAAACCTTCCTGATTTTAAATTCAGTGCTTCTATTTTAAATCTAAGGATAAAGAAATCCATTGGTGTATTTTACCCTATGCTGTATGAAGATATCCACTTGTACTATGACTTTGACTACAAAATCATTGATAAGCTAAACTTCGATTTTAAAAAAATCTCTGTCCATGCCTACCATCAGGACGCAGATGTTTTGAAACATCAACCGCTTTCGATTGCTTTGGACTACAATGCTTCTATTAATAGCCTGGTAGTTGGTCAGGATCATGGTGATAAATTCAAAACAGTCAACTTTCTTTTCGTGCTTTCTCCTCTTATGCTCAAAGATGTAGTGAAGAAATTCATTGAGTATTACAAAAACCATCCGACAAAAGAAGTTAATTACTTCTTTGATCATACAGCCGTTGGCAGTGATGCAATGGCCGGTGATTATACATTCAGTGATCAGGTGATTGACCTGCTCATTGAAGCTGACTGGACTGTCAATGAATTCTATATTGGCCAAGGTCCAAGCTATGAAGACCGGTTTGAAATGTTCAACAATGCTTTTCGTGGTCAACGTGGTTTACCTGTGCCTCTCTTTAACAGGCATAACTGTGAAAGTCTTATCATTAGCATGGAAAACACCAAAACCAAACAAGGTAAGTCTGGTTTTGAAATTGATAAACGCTCTGAACGTGACCCCAATGTGTTGCCTCAACATGCTACCCATGCTCAAGAAGCCTGGGGTACTCTCTTCTGGGGTCTGTACAATAAAAGATGGAACAACGACGGACAAAACTTTGACGAGACTTCTTACCTGTAACTGTAATCATGCAACAAACTTCGTTAGTTGCTCCGGTCAATAAAGCAATGCACCACTCCTAAATGAAAAACCGCTGCTCAATGCTTGATTCGTTTTTTCTTATCCATTGTCGCATAGCTTTTTAGTTCTCCTGTGAAATAAATCAAACCCGTATGCCGTACATAGGGCGCTATCCTCATCCTTGGCCTTTAAAAAAAATCAAGGTCATATGCTTCGCATAGGGCTCTCTGTATCTCTGTTTTGGATTGTCTTTCCCAAAAGCCTGACAATCAAACATATAAAAAGGTCGTTTCATATATCCGATTCCTTTATTTTTTTGCAAGTGTGAACCAAATTTAGGGCTCGTCGGGGCTACTATATTGAAAACGCCAACGTGTTAAAATTTATCAATTTTAACACGTTGGCGTTTTGCCGCTTCGCTATTTTTTTCTGCTAATAGGATAAATTACGCTAAGGCGTAATTTTGAGCTATATATCCGTTGACAAACGGTTATTTTTCAAAATTTTGCTTCGCTTCGCTCAGATGTTCTGTTATCACACTCCTTATTTTATTTTTTAGGTGTGTGATGTCTTGTTTTATACACTGCTTCCTTGTTAATACCTTCAATAGCAGTGTAAAAGATATTCCCCGATATGCAAAGATGCGGCGCCTAAATCTGCTGTCAAGGGTATATAAACGACCTCTTTTATATTTCCCTTGTGGTTTCGCCCTTGACAGCAGATTTAAGCTTTCCGCTTTTAAAGCATACGGGGAAAAAACAAAAGAGGTTTAGATTACTTGCTTGTATAGGATGGTATGGCCTGTTTGTACCTTATTACTGGCATCTGAATAGGGACTTTTGACCTGCCTGCTTTCATCTGTTGATCCTTACTGATGGCTTTTCCTTACTCCAATTCCTTACCCATACTGGCCCTTCCGGTTGTCTGCTCCCTGTTTTGGACTTCCATTGAGGTATTTTCCCCTTCTCATGGATGAATTCTTTTGTTTCCATCATGGTAATTGACTTATAATATCTATTTTCCATTTATTTTACCCTTTCCAATGTTTTTTCGATGCTTTTGTGGATCACATCTTGTAGGGTTGCCGTTACCATAAGACCATACTAAAGTACTGTGTCTAAAAAATATAGCTGCATATTGCCTATTGTATAGGTGCAGCACCACTCCGGGAATTCAAGGGTTTTCTCGGCATATCCTCACTGCGTTCCGGTATTCCAATTGCCCCTTGATTTTATTTTTATATTCCACCGTAACATTTGCATGTTCTTATTAATAACTTAAAACCCTAAAGTAATGACAACTACAAAATCACAATTCGAAAAAACCTACGTTGGAAAAGGTAAAATGGCCAACGAAAAATTGCAGATCTTAAAAATTACCCTGGACATGGAAACTGCAGAATCCTTCGTCCACGAATATGAAGGAAAAAAGTACCTCACAGTGGAAATTGCCCAAATGAAGGAAGCAGACAAGTACGGAAGGACCCATACAGCATGGGTAAGTGAAAAATTGGATAGCAAGGCTAAGCCAAAAAAACGAAAGTAAGCCTCCCAACCGAAAGCTTAAAAGCCGGCCAAAAGCCGGCTTTTTTAATGCCTGGTAATATGCCTGGCTTTTGCCTTTAAAAAATAAATTGTTTCTTTCTCTCCATGGCCCCCCCCTCTGGGCCTGTTAACTTATTTCACTTCATCGCTCATATCCCAACAGCTCCTGATAATTGGAATGCTGATACACCTAAATAGGTTTCGTTGATGATCCTCATGTCTTCCCTTACTTCTGCATATCTTCAGTATCTCATGGCTTTGTGTATAAAATTCTGATGCGAAACTAAGTTGACCGACTGCTGTGCATTTTCACTATGTAAAGGGTTTTCTCGGCATATCCTCACTGCGTTCCGGTATTCCAATTTCCCCCTTGACATAGCTCACGGTAACCTTTCAGTTTGCTCATAATTTTAAAACACAATGCCATGAATGAAGATTTGAAATTTGAAGTAAGGGAAGACTTTGTTGATTATATCAACGAGGTCTATTTTGAAGGTGCCTCTGAATCAATAACTCCGGAGCTTCTGGAGTTTGAATATGAGCAATTTTGTAAAATTTACAACAACAACACCCCCTTGTAAGGGGGTTTTTTTTGTCGTTCCCTCTCTTAATTTATTTGCCTGATCTTTCTATTTCACCACGTTTTTATTCTATAACTATTTTTTTAGTTGCAATCTGCGGTGGTTTGGTTCTCTGTGCTTGAGTTGAGCCAGCAAAATTAGGTCAGCGTTTAACAATGTCAAGGGTATATAAACGGCCTGCTGTGATCAGCTGTTGCGGTGCCGCCCTTGACATCAGTTGTCCTGCTCTGAAATCCCTCCCAATTAAACACTTCCCCTTTATCTGCTTTTCAACTCTTTAACTAACTAAATACAAGAAAGGATTATAATGAAAATTATCATTGCAGGTTCAAGAGGCTTTACTGATTATGAGCTTCTGACCAAAAAATTAAATTACTATTTCCAAAATATTAAGGGGTATGAAATTATCTCTGGTATGGCTAGAGGTGCGGATGCTCTTGGTGCTTTATATGCCATCGATAATGAAATTCCCCTTATTGAAATGCCTGCTAATTGGGACCTCCATGGAAATAGTGCAGGCTATATCAGGAACATTGAAATGGCGGATATAGCTGATGCCCTTGTTGTTTTTTGGGATGGGCGCTCTAAAGGGACATACCACATGATCAAGCTTGCCCAGGAAAGAAATCTAAAAATCAAAATTGTCAAATACAGCGAGCCAGCTGCTGAAATAAGTCCCCAGGGCAGGGGCAAATCACAATGATTCATAAACGTCTCAGTACAACCGCTAAAATGAAATCCCATTCCCTTTATGGAATGGCCAAATCCGGATGCATTGATGCTGCCAGATTGCTTGTTGCTGATCTGTTTCTTCATTACAGGTTCAATCTTAAAGGCTATGTGTGCCCGGTCCAACGTGAAAGCGGGAATAAAATTCCGTATGCCTTTGCAGAATTCATTGCCCTGAATTCTAAATGCATACTGTATAAAGAGATCTTTTTGGTCTCTCCAAAAATCCCCAATACTATTGCCAATAAAATATTTATGCCGGCTGTTTATTCTGGACCTGTCCTGCCTGGAAAATACATCATTATTGATGATGTATTTACTACAGGCAGAACTTTGATCGGTCTGAATAAACATATCTCCAATACCAATGGCATCGTGACCCATGCCATTACTATCGGATCCTCCAGGAATAAATTCTTACTGAATAATAAATACCTGGTAGCTCAACTGCTCGATAAATTCCCCTATGCCGAAAATTATATTGATGTCAATTCCCTGACTCCCTTCGAAATCAATTACCTCCTGAAATTTAACTCCCTGCAATCTGTATGGCAAAAACATGCTGATTCACTTTTCCAACATATGTTCCTGTAGGGATTTGTTTCTCTGTGTGCGTTAGTAAAAGCAAAATTAGGTCAGCGTTTAACAATGTCAAGGGTATATAAACGGCCTGCTGTGATCAGCTGTTGTGATGCCGCCCTTGACATCAGTTGTCCTGCTCTGAAATTCCTCCCAATTAAACACTTCCCCTGATGTGGCTTTTTCTAACTTACGGCGTGCCAGATGCCAATA